TTGGCCTTTACTATCGAATGGGACGATGTTTCATTCGAAGAGAAGGTACAATTATATGATCAATACTGATGTTCACAGTCTACTTAATTATATGAGTGAAGAATCGACGTTAAATGAAGATCATTTAGAGAGAAAGAAGTGGGAAGCGATAAGAGATTTGTATTTAAAAGAACAGATTCAAACACGTTTTAGAACAATATGGCATCAAATGCAGGCAGTTGTTTTTGCTGTTGATGCCTATCTCGAGACAGATGTTCATCCAATACGATATGTACTGAAGAATTTAATTTTGAGAGATGGAATGCCATTTAGAGAACAAAACGGACAAGTTTTTATCGATAATGGAAGGGGACAATCTACGCTTTTGCCAATATTAACATATATGTTAATGTCGGTTGGAACAGACATATGTATAGGAAGTATCACAGTAGCTGAGTCAGCAATGGTAATACAGCATTATTTAAGATTAGCAAGAAATGATTATTCAGATGAGAAGTTAAGGATTAAATCAGCAATGCGTGAATGGTTTGGACAGGCGGTTAGTAAGTTAGGCGTTATTCCATATCCACTCTTCAATAATAAATTAGAAATATGTGGTATGGACAAGATCAGAGGTTCCGAGCCACCTATAGCACAACGTTTACATGAAGAGAAGATATTATCAATACGTGAGAAGCTTAAAGATTATCCAGATGTACTTAGTTATATTGATAGGTCGAGACAGGCGACGAAAGTTGAGGAGTTAATAGATAGACTAACAGTGTGTAATGCGATGAGTAATGATAGAACATATTACAAGACATTGACGGAATTATCGCTTGATGCGGCAGTGAAACCACAAATGGCGGAAAATTTAGTTCTTAAACCAGAGGTTATTCTAAGAGATGAAGATGAAAGTTATGCATGGCTTAAAGCATTTAAAAGAGATCTTAGTCCGAGTTTGTATTGGGCGCAAGTTTATTTGAACCACTTTGTTACGGAGTTAGCACGAAGTGTTGCCGTTCTCGATATAAATAGGGAATGGTTGCATTTCTTGACGACTTCATCACCAGGTCAGAAGTTAGATGAGGAGATACAAGGAGCATTACAAAAGGAACTTGGTATTTTAGTCAAAACTAGGTTTGGTTTAGAAGCTTTTCAAGCTGGAGAGTTTCGTTCATTAAATCGAGTGATAAAAGCACTGAGTGAACCAATAATGTTAGTTCAGCGACAACAGATTGACAGAAGACAGCGTGCGATTGCTGGTCTAAACAACGCAAGAGTGATGTTAAGTTTTGCGTCTTATGTCATTGTAAAACACATGTATGGATTATCAGACGATGCAGCCCAAGGTAAG